AAAAACCCCAGCCTTTCGGCTGGGGTTCTTGAACTAATTTGTTGGTTAGAATTACAGATATACAGCTGTTTCACCAGGAGTAAATGCTGTACCAAAACCTTTACAAATAATAAGGTGATAATACAAGCTAGCTCCAAAGATGTGATCAACAACTCCATAACGAGTCAACAGACCAACGCGTGGGCTGAAGTCGTTAGGACCAATTGTACGTTGTACCATAACAGGAATGTATGGGCAGTAAACAATACCACTATCATAATACTCAGAACCTTTATAGCCTAACAAAGCATAGTCAAGAGTTTGACTACGAGGAGAATTGTATGTGCTAGCAGGGCTGTTTGAATTTGTATAGTTGAGGTTGTTTGTTTGTGCCTCCGTACGTGTATCACGGTAGATTTGGAAACGGCCTCCTACTGAACCAACCTTCGCAATTCCAACGGGTTGGGTGTTAACATTTCCGTTAACGGGCATCCAACTGAAGTTAGGAAGGGTTTCGAGAATAGCGCAAATACGAGGAGTTGCAATGATGAAGTTAGCGGCTCCACGACGGTTGCGGATAGCAACGCGGTTAGCTTCAACAACCAATCTGTTGTAGAAGTCACGAGCACGCTCACCAGACCAACGGCCATCTGCGGAAGCTGCATTCCAGAAGGTGTATCCACCGCCTTGGCCTGCATTCAAGCAAACTTGAATCATACGAGCAATCATTTCACGGTCGATTTCAGCTTGAATTTCATAGCTCATCGCATTTGTCAATTCAGCGTCGATATCGATTCCGTTCATGTTCTTCAAATCTTGCTCGAGCTCGACTGACCATTTAGCTGCTAACCTACGAGTTAGAGCTTCTACTGCAGTCTTTTCAAACGAAACTGTGATTTGAGGAATTTTGGAGCTCATTTCAAAGTGGGCAAGAGCTTGTCCAACGCCACCATCTTCATCTACGAAGGGGAAATCACTATTTCCAGACAATTCACTGGCATTTGCACCGGTGAATGCTGTATTCAAATAGTTGTACCCAATTTCCTTGCCACCCGAACCGTTAGCAGCAATAGAACCACTGCCATTGTTTCCATCACCATCATTGGTAGGATATCCAAGAGCAGAGTCCTCATACTTGTAGCGCATGGCAAAAGCAAGGCCGACGGGTCCTGTCATTGGTTGTACGCCAACGATTTCATTCGTGATCAATTCAGGGAATGTACGACGAATCATTGGAATAAGAACCTTAGGAAGACGGGAGTCTCCTGTAGCATAAGTGTCTCCCGAGAACGTTCCGGCAGTACCTTGAGCTTGACCAGGGGTTCCAAATACACCACCGCCCGAAGCCATATTAGCTTCGCGCAAGCACCACTTCTCTTGGTTTTCCAAGAGGATAGCTGTATTCAAGCGAGTTACATCGCTCGAAATTTCACCAACCTTGTCCGACTTGAAGTCGAGGATAGGTTGCCATTTCTCAACTAATTGTTGAGCGTAATCTTTATTAATATGCATTAAGTTTGACATAATATTATTTTATCTAATTGTTTAATTTGTTTTGTGAAACTACTCTTACCTAGCAAATTTGCTAAGACTTTTCATTTCGTTTAGATATCCTGCAACAGAATCCCCAGACGCTGTGCTTTCAATCTCATTGTTAAATTCGATGCCCTCTTCAATAATTTGAGGGCGATCAACAGAAGGAGTTTTGGTAAATTGTTGTTTGACGGATTCTTTGATTTCGTCTACTTCTTCTGTGTGTTCTCTTTCAAACATTTCAATCACATAAGAAATATTTTCTTCGATATATTGAGGGGTTTTATTTCTCAAAAGTTTTGTAACAAATTGCTTTTTAGCAGAAGGCATTTCAGCCGTTCTAGATTCAAGAAGGATTGATGCTTCTGCTTTATTTGCTCTTTGATTAAGTTGAGCATTTTCTTTCAAAGCTTCGTTGAGTTCATTTCTCAAAGAGTCAATTGTTTTCTTTCCGTCAACCAATGCTTCTTTGACTTCTGTGTCAATAAATTCTTCATTGATTCCAACAATTTGACGAATTTGTGCTAATTGTTTAGCTGCTTTAATATTCTTTGTTGCTTCAGCAATTTGTTCCGTAGGAATATTCTTATCAAGGTACAAATCCAAGTAATTGGAAATTTCTTCAGTAAGACGTTGTTGATATGTTTTAGCTTCTTCGTTCAAAGTTGTTTCGTATTTTTCAACAACTTGTTTGAGCATTTCCGTATGCTTTGTGTCAATGCCCTTAATAAGCTTTTGTAGTTTTACAGCATGATCTGTATCAATAGCTTCTACCAGCTGTTTGAGTTTTGCTGTATGATCTTGATCAATTTTTTCTACTAATGTCTGAAGCTTTTGAGCATAAGATTCATCAATCTTTTGTTCAATCCCTTCCTTCTCAAGCTGAAGTGTACTCTCGACCTTTTCTCCGACTGCTTGATGAAATGCTTCTTCAAGTGATTTTAAATTATCGATGCCTTTAGCAAATGCTGGATGATCTTGATGGTCAGGCCTTAGAACGAGCTGATGACGAGGAAATTTATTAAGTCTTGCAAATTTCGAGAGCTCTTGCCAACTCTTTACCGTCGCATGATTACTCATCGAAGAAGATCTAGC